CATCCTTCGGCTTGACCCCCTTCTTCCCTACGAGGTGCGGCGGAGGATCACACACGAGCGCGGGGAGGGTGGTGCGGCCAAGTGTGGGGTGGTCCGCCTTGCGGAGCACGTTACCTTCCGGCAGCGCCCCCTCGCTGATCCGCAACGCGGAGCTCGGTGGGAGCCACGCATAATCATCCTCATTCAGCAGCCAGAACCTCGGGCTCGGGCACCTACAATCCACGCACCGGATGTCCTCACCAGCGCCCCTCCGCACCTGGACGGGGCACGGTTCATCATCAAAGTCCATGCCGGACCGTTTCTGTCGCGCGCTGTCCCGACAGGTGCACTCGGGGTGCCACACCAGGGGCGTCTTGCAATTGCTAATGACAAGATCCTCTGCTACCATCCACCCAGACTTAGTGTGGAGGTCATAGACATGGCCCGAGAACGGGTGCCGCTCGACGTTGACGATCTTGTCAGGCGCTACATCGCCGGAACCCCAGTGAACCAGCTCGCCCGCGAACTCGGCGTGACGGAAAAGGTCGTACGTCTCCGGCTCAAGAAACGGGGCGTCCCGATACGAGGCCGCGCCGAAGCGGCCAAGCTCAAGTGGGCGCGTGCCCGCAGCAGCGACGACTACACCGAGGTCGTCAATCGGCAATGCGGTAAGGCGTGGGAAGCCGTGCGGGGCCGCAAGAGGTCCGATGGGGAGATCGCCCAGTCCGCGCGCACGCATTACCTCCGACAGATCCGACGCGGCTCTCCGAATGCCATCAACGACGAGGACCGGCTCGCGGACGCCCTCGAACTTCTCGGAGTACTCACCGAGAGACAGTACGCTGTCGGCCGCTACAACCTCGACCTCGCCGTCCCCGAACGCCGCATCGCCGTGGAGGTCGTCAGCACTAACCCGGTGCGTCGTGGTGCCGAACTGTTCCGCGAGCGAACGAAACACATCCTCGATGCGGGCTGGCTCGTGGTGTTCGTGATGTTCATCAACACGAAGCCCAAGCGCCGCAGAGTCCTGTTGCCCCGAGTAGCCCAGGAGGTACTGGCCCTCCTTGAGATCGCCCGCACGGACAAAAGCGTGCTCGGCCACTACACGGTGGTTGGGCGTCAGTACAAGCGAACGCCCGCCCTCCGTCGTCACCTTCACGACCTCCCCTACATACCACATCCGCTGGACACCTAGCACCCGCCCCTGAACCATCGTGTCACCGACGACGCAGTGCCTACAATAGTTCTGGGCGGAACGCAGCGCCCGCAAGCAAAGCGTGCTCTTGAGGACGGACTTGGGCCCCCACAGCCTGTTGATCGCCCCGAGGCGGAGGCCGCCCCAGGTCAGCCAGTCCAGCATCAGGATGCCGAACGGGAGCGTCTTGACCCTGGCCACCGGAGCAACATCCAACGGCATGGCCGTTGACTTGCCCCACGTTCGGCCGATCTGATCCGCGATGGCAGACACACGGGACTGGCCCAGGGACGGCGAGCCCCCCTGGTCGTAGGCCGACAGGTCCGGTAGCTTCAACTTGCTCTTGGCCGCGTCCTTCTTAGCGGCCGGCTTCTTTGCCCGCTTCTTGCTCAAGACTTCCTCCTGTCCTTTTCCTTGCCACCAGGCGGGACCCAAGAGACACCGGCCTCCACCAGCGCGTCTTTCACGAGGCCCTTGAGGACCGCCCTACTACCGTTACTATCGTGCTCGTACACCTTTCTGCACGCCGCCAACACCGCATCGATGAATGGCCGCGTGAACCAGTACCTCTGCCCGATGATCGTGCTCGCACCTGGGAGGACCCCTTCAGATAGCCACGCCCGAACGGTGCTCTGGGATCGACCGACAGCCGAAGACAGCGCCGTCGTGCCGTAGACCCACTGCCCGGTCCTGTCGTCACCAGGGCCCAACACCTCATCCACCGGAGGTATCCTCCTGGGCATCCCGCGGCGGCCGGCACGAACACTCCGCTGCCAACGCCTGGCCTCCGAGAGGTCTCGTTTGTCCATGTCGCGCCGGAACCGTGCACGCGCCTTCCGCTTTCTGGCGGCCTCCCGCCGCTTCCTACTACGTTCGAGCACGGCCTGGCGGTACTCCGGGTCGTTGCGATAGCGCGCTCGCCGCTTGGCGTTGTAGTCGCCTCCCTTCTCCGAGTACCACTTGTCGAACCTCTCCTTCGCTGTCTTCGGGCTCATACCGGCATCCTCCACGGCCATGGGTCATTCCTGATGTCAAACCCCTTCTCCCTGTAGTAACGGAGTCGCCTTTGAGCCTGTCGGATCAACGGAGTCAGGCCGTACACGCAGTCGAGAATCATCGGCTTGCACGGCGCTTGAGGTTGGAGCCCGCGCCCCATCGCCTGCCGGACATCCGTAATGGGCCCGCAGATGGCGAGTAGGGTAGGAGGAGGTTGGAAGTCCACGCCCTTCGCTGCGGCCTTGAAGGTCCCGATGCATGGTGACTTCGCCATCTCCCTCGCGGTGGTGTTCCCCCCGACGTAGACGCCGGGGTCCGCCCCAAGGTCCCGGAGGTCGCTGACGATAGCGGCCACGTGGGCCCGGAGGCCGGCGAGCGCCAGGACATGGCGGCCGTCCTGATGCGCCTGCCACAGATTGGAAGCGACGGCGGATCGGTAGGCCGGATCGGCCATCATGGTCTTCTCAGCCTTGTGCCGATCCATGCCGCGGTAGCTGGTGATCTTGGGAGGTGAAGGTCCCCAGGAATGGCCGACCTGAAGGAACACCACGTCCGCTATCATCTCCCTGGACAGGCCGGCAATGATCGGGCCTATCAACCAGAAGATGGCCCGCTCCAACCCGTCCTTTCGATCCGGCGTTGCGGACAGGCCCAACACGTAGGCCGCGTCAAAGCGGACCAGCGCCCCCATAATGAGGTCGCACGGCGCGCTGTCGCACTCGTCTACGATGATGGTCCCGAACTTCCGGCGCACGTCGTCGGGGATGCCTCGGTTCGCAAGGGTCTGAGCCATGGCCACGACGATAGGCCGGTCCACCTCGAAGCGGTCGCGTTGGATGACCCCTACAGGGACCGGCCGCCCTTCGCCGTCTCGAACGAAGCCCTCGATGTCCCGGATGAACTGCCCCTTCAGGTTGTCCTGGGTGACGATGATGAGCGTGTGCGCTCCGAGCTCCATCGCGGCCTGGATCGAGATGAGCGTCTTGCCGGAGCGGGTCGGCGCGACGAACACACCACCGAGGCCGTTCGACCGACAGCCATTCACAATGTCGGTGATAGCCTGGCGCTGCCCGGAAGGGAAAGGTGGCGCGCCCCACTCGATGCCGGTGACACTAGAACCCGGAGGTAACGGCAGCCCAGAACTCCTGTTGTCCATCGGAGTCAGGTAGGGCAACAACCACGCGCCGTCCGTCAGGACGTACGCCCTCGGCATGTGGAACCAATCCCCGCCGTCCATCCAGAATGGGACCTGAACCACGTTGACCTGATTCCTCTGCCACAACGTCAGGTCCCGCCGCAGCCGTTCCAGCATCAGCTCCATCGTCGGCGTCCGCTGCACCGCCAGGGTCCCGGACATCCAAGCGTACACATTCACCTCCCCCGGTGAATATACTCCGTTGCGCCTGGTCTGTCAAACTGCTAGCGCCGGGCACGTCTACCACGTCGTATGCCGTGGCAACCCGCAGGTTCGGGTGCGGCACTCCCCTGGTGACCTGGATGACATCCGCGAAGTCGGACTCCAGCCTCCGGATGGCGTAGCTAGTCGTCCTGGGCTTGAGCCCCAGGATAGAGGCCACAGTGCGGCCCCCCATGAAGAACGGCCGCCGCGGGTGTAGGCCGCGTCCCCAGAACCAGAACGAGATCAGGAAAGCGAGCACGCGGGCGTCGGCCTTCGAGCGCCGGCCCTTCAGTCTGGCCTGTATCTCCGGCCGCCACCATGGATGCTCAACACCATCCACATCAGCGGGTGGGGGAAACTGCCGAACCCAGGCCGGCATTTCCTCTGCCTTGGGCGGGCACCACGCTGCCAATGCTGACGTGTAGTCCGCGCGGCCCGTCTCGGAGGACTTGGTACCCGGCAGTTTCGTGAGCGCCTTGGCGATACCCTTCGGGCTCATCCCCTGCCTGGCCATCTGCCTGGCGAGGTGCGCGTCCCTACCACTCCGGCCGCCCTTCCACGCCTTGGCCGGTGAGGCCAGTGCCCAGCGGAACTGGGTGTGACGCCGCCTCATGCGCCGGAGGATCAAGCCGTCTCGAAGCGGGCCGCCATCCGGCAGCGGGCCTACCTCGCCCGGCGGCGGGAGAGGGGTCTCGCACCTCAACCCCTCCGGGAAGTATGCCCTGAGCGCCTCCACCACTCGCTCCGGCTCGCACGCGGCCGCGCTGATAGTCTCAGCGGAGCTCCTGGTCTCGTTAGCGTGGCGCATGGTGTAGACGATGGCGTCCGGGTCACGCACGGCCTTGAGCTCGCACGTCAGGAGAAGACCGCCGCCGCGGTCCGCGTCGTTAGGGTGAAGGGGGAGGGCGTGCATCGTCCCGTAGCCCGCCTGATGGTTCGCACTCGGAATGATGTCGCACCGGCCGTCAGCTCCAATGGCCCTGCGGATCGCCTTCCCCACTGTGGCTGTGGCCGTCGTAGGGACCGGCGCGTCCAGGAACACGAAGACGTGCGCTCCGTTCCCGCTCTTGGACGCGAACACGAACGGGGCGATCCCCAGCCCCATGCACGCTCCGATGGCGGCGGCCGTCACCCGGCCGGCGTCCTGCTCCCCTCGGTGCGCGTCCACATCGATGACCATGTAGGTTGTGCCCAGCCCGGCGCACGTGTGCTCACCGATGCAGTCGCACTCGCCTGTACCCAAGAATGGGTACGACCCGGCCCTGACCGCGCCGACAAGATGCGCACGGAACGCTTCTTCTCGCGTGGTCCTGGGCGCTGGGTGCCAACCCTTGCTCCACCCCCGCTGGTCGTAAAGCGCGGGCACCGGGTGGCCGGCGAAGAGGTCGAGAGTTGCTTCGAGAAGGCCGGGGTGGGCGTGGCGTCCGGCCGTGAGCGCATCGAGTCCGTACCCTGGGAGACGGCGTGGCCGGCCGAGCCACTCCCCCCTACACAGCGGGCATTGGCATTCCAAGTTGGTCGCTCCGTGGCGCGCAGTGCATCCCCGAGCGCGCCGCTCTGCTGACGGGAGATCCTAGAAGTCTACCATGGCGATCCTAAGCGGGTCCAACCCCGACAGTCGATCCTCTGCAAGCCGCACGTACTCTGCGCTAGCTTCGGCCCCTACGAAGAACCTACCGTACTTCATGGCCGCCAGGCCGGTGGTCCCAGATCCGCAGAAGGGATCGAACACGAGGTCGCCGCGGCGGCTCCCGGCGAGGACACAGACCTCGGCCAACGCCTCGGGCATCACGGCGAAGTGAGCGCCTTTGTAGCCCTTCGTGTTGATCCTCCAGACGGAGCGGCGATTCCGGCCGCCAGGATTCAAGAGCGCGGCACGCTCTCCGCGCGTTCTCGGGGTCATCCCACCGCCCTTGTGGCGGCGTTCCTTCGAGAAGTTGTCACCCGCCGGCCGAGAGGCGTCCACATCACCCTTCGCCAACACATCACGGGAGTAGGCGGAGGCGTGAGGCTCCCGCACCGCGTCCGCGTCGTAGTAGTACCTCGCGCTCTTGGTGAGTAGGAACACGTACTCGTGCGCCTTGGTGGGCCGGTCGCGCACGCTCTCCGGCATCGGGTTGGGCTTGTGCCACACCACGTCCATCCTGACGAACCACCCCGCCTCCTGGAGCGCGATGGCCACGCGGTGAGGCATAAGCATCAAGTCCTTGTTCTTCAACGCCTTGGCCGTCAGCCCCTGGGGATGTTGTGGGTGTCCCCGCTCCCCGCTGATGCTGCGCGACTCACCCCGGTTGTGGTTGTAGGCATTGAACGAGTCCCCCAGGTTGAGCCAAGCGATGCCGTCCTTCTTCAAGACGCGCCGCGCCCCCTCGAAGACCTCGACCATGTGGGCGATGTACTGGCGCGGGTCGGGCTCGTTGCCGAGACAGCCCTTCCACCCGTCACCCCAGATGGACGGTTCCAGTCCTTCGTACGCCCGGAGCCCAAAGTAGGGTGGGCTTGTCACGATACACTGGACAGACTCAGGCAACATGCGTGCCATGACTTCCCGGCAGTCCCCATGGTAGATCATATCGGCCACCACGTTGCACACGGCCGCCCGGTGATGGAGCAAGCTCTTGTCGCGCCACGCTTCACGAACCCGGCCTCCTCCACCTCGTTCAGCCTCCGGCCGACTCTCCGCTTGTCCGAGTCCCCTACAGCCTGCGAGAGCTCCATGGCCGTCATGCCTGGATGTGTTCGCACCGCCTCAATGGCTCTCTGCTGCATAGCCCCGAGCGTAGCCATCGCGGAAGCCGCGCCGGTGTGGGAGGTGCTCGGGTCGCTTTTCCTGGCGAGCTCCTTTGGAGTTTTCGGCTTGGGCGTCTCCGGCGTCTTCGGCGGCGTTCTGGGCTTGGGCAACAATGCGCCGCAAGCCGGGTTAGTACACCGCTCCGCCGTGTCCGGCGAAGTCACGAAGCATACCTGACACGTAGGCATAGGGCCTCCTAGTGAGCGTCTCCCCAGTTCTTAGCCACGTTCCCGTCCGCAATCACCGGCACCAGCAGCTGAACGGCGTGCTCCAGCTCCCAGCACATGATCGCCAAGACTTCGTGCGCCACCTCGTCCGGCGCTTCGTAGAGCAGCTCGTCGTGGACCTGGTTGATGCACTTGGCCTTCCGCACCAGCGGGTTCTCGTGCGTCCGTAGGCGCTCTCGGATGCGGATCATGGCGATCTTCATGATGACCCCGGTACCGCCCTGGGCCAACACGTTCACCGCCTCCCGAATGACGCCTTCCCATTCCCACTTGCGGAAGGTGTCGGACTTCATGAGCAGGCGCTGGACGTAGAAGCGCCGGACGTGCCCGTCGAACATCTGGACGTAGCCACGCTCCTCTACGTCGCGGCGGACCCTAGCATGAAGGCGTGAGCGGACGTACGGGTACTCGGCATCCAACGCCTTCAACGCCTTCTGCGCCGCCCTGAGCTTCATCTTCTCGCGGCGCGCCAGCGTCCGGTACCCCATGCCGTAATTGAAGGCGTGGTTCACAGCCTTGGCGTTCTGCCGGCCCTCGACCGGACCCAGGCGCTCGAACAGGCCGATGGCCACAGAGGACTTGCTGTGGATGTCACGGCCGAGGCAGAACCCTACCTTCGCCGGCTGATCGGCCTGGGTCTTGTCTCGTTTGCCATCTGGCGCTCCGCAGTTTGGGCAAGCGTGCAACGGTTGATCCGTCTCCCCGGACTGGCCGCACTCAGCACAATCCCACCCCCGGAACAACGCGAGTAGGGTAGGGTCCTGGGATTCATGCGCGATGAGCCTGTTCTCGATCTGAGCGAGGTCGGCCGAACACAGCGACCATCCTTCCTCCGGGATGAACACCTTGCGGAGCGACTGGACACGCCACACCTTCCGCTTCAGTCGGCCGGCCTGTACCTCATCCTTCACCACACCGCGCGGCGGGTTGTTCCAGTCCGCGCCAGCGATGGGGACCTCGGGCATCGTGTGCGGCCTGGGGATGTTCTCCACATTCGGCTCGTCGGAAGAGAACCGGCCGGTGCGCGCCCCTACTGGCCAGAACGAAGCGTGGATGCGCCGGTTGGGGTCTATGGCCGCCTTCTCAAGCATCGGCCGCACGTAGGTTCCCTGGATCTTCTCGTACGCCCTGAGTGTGAGGAGTTTCTGGATGTGCGTCTTGTAGGGCTCGCGGGCATTCTCCGCGAGGTGGCCGAGAACATCCTTGTCCACCTTGCAGTAGCCATCGGACTTCCGCTTCCACTTCTCTATGAGCTCTCCATCACGGAGCGCCCAGGGCGGAGGCCGGAGCTGCCACTCATCCCAAATCTTCCGGCACACCTGGGGCGTAGAGGCCGGGTTGAACAGGTCTCCCTTCTCCTCCCCATCGTCGATGGTCTCCCCGCCCCACCGCTCGATGACATCATGGCGCAGCTCGTGAAGCACCGTCTCCATGGTGTGGTAGATCGCCGCGAGCTCTTCACAGTCGATCTTGAGGCCGTGCTCCTCCATCTCGGTGACGCACGGGTGGCACACCTGAGTCTCCAGGTCCACCAGAGAGAACATATCGACCCCATGCTTCTCCGACTCCGCCCGCAGCCTGGGCAACAGCCAGTAGAACACCGACAACGTGATGCCCGCGTCCTCCGCACCGTAGGTGCTGAACCGCTCCAGAGCGAGGTGTTCGTACCTGCCGAGCACGGCCGGCTCGATGATTGGCAGCATGGCCGCCTCGACATCACGCTTGAGCATCTTGGGTGGCAGTCGCATCGCGGCCTGCGTGAGCGGCGGCCAGGTAGGATCGATGTCCGCCTCGATGTCCTTCGACTTCTTCCGGTGGTCGCGGTAGACCTCCCAACATTCCTTGATAAGCCGCTTCACCTCCCGCGGCCCCTTCTTCCTGATGCGCTTAATCTCCGCCTGGGTCTGCGCGTAGGACGCCTGGCCATGCATCCCGAGCAGGCACTTGCCGAGGTCCTTCAAGCTCTTCGGAAGGTTCTCATCGTAGATGTGCGCCATGGAGAATGTGCACCACATCCGGCACCTGAAGTCCTCGTGCGTGATGCCGCGGGCCCGTAGGATCTGGGCGTCAACCTTCGGCGGGTGCATGACCATGTGCCGGGCGGGATCTCGCAGGAGCGGGAGCAGGATCTCGTCCCGTAGGTATCCCCACGGGTGGATCTCCTGGCCGTTGAAGAACGGCCAGAACGTGCAGAAGATCCCGGCGTCCGGGGTGCCACCGGCGAGCGACAGCCCTGTGAGCGGGGCTTGGCACGTAGGCTTTGCTGAGGTGTCGAACTCGGTATCCAGCGCCACCGCCGGCGAACGTGCTGGGTCCAGGAGGAGGGGCACGGCCTCATCCGGGTGCAGGATCTGCATAACACAAACCTAACTTCTTGGGCGACCAGAACCTAGCATAACCCTAACTGCCGTAAGTCCAATGAATTTGTACGGAGCCTCCTGCTGCGTTTTCTCTCGGCAAAGCAAGCGTGGGTACCCTTGCTCAAAGGACGCAACAGGAGGGCTCCCAGGGCCCTTCTCGTTGATGATGCCCTAACAGGATGTTTGGGTGTCATCGACGTAAACCCTTTATTTTTGGGCCGGGGGGCGCGGGCCCCCCGGCTGGGTCGCTAGAACGGCTCGTCAGACTTCCCGGCCGGCGGCTGCGCGTTCCAGCCCTTGGAGAAATCGTACCCGCCCCCTACAGCGGGCGGCCCACCTTGGGGCGGCGGAGGAGGCGGAGGCGGAGGGGCCGGCTGTGCCGGGTTCCCGGTCGGTGCCGGGGCCGCCGGTTGGGCCGGCAAGGGCGGCGGCGCGTAGCCGTTGGGGGCCTTGGGGACCGACTCCATCGGAAGCCCCTGGGCCATCGGCTGGGAGGGCTGCTGCGGAGGCCCAGGCTGCGCCGGAGGCGGCGGAGGTGCGGGGACCCCCGCCGGCTGCTGGGGAGCGGCAGGAGGAGGCGGAGGCGCGGCCTGCGGGGCGGTGGGCGGAGGCGGAGGCGCTCCGAACGGGGACGCCGGAACCTGAC